TCATGTTCAATCAGTTGATACTTCACTGGCATCTTCTGCTCCTTTTTCTTCGTCTACCCCAATTTGACCATACATAAATTCTTTGTTAGCGGCTTCTTCAAGTTGCGCTAAAATATCATCAGTAAAGTACTGTTCAGGGTTTTCATTGATTGTCTTACCGAACACTTTTGTACCATCAGGCAATTCATATCGAGTCGAGACTTTCTTGATGATGTCGTATTTCTCGGCTAGATCAAGCAAACCATAGTAGCGATCAAGACCGCGATCAAAACTAAGTTTGACTTCGACCACTTTGTTTTCTTTAGTGAATCGCGACTTGTGCATACCGACTTTGATGATGTTACCAATGACATCTTTGTTTCCGTCTCGATCTTTCTTTTTAGACAGCATACAGATAGAACTTGCGGCATACTTAAGACCTGACCCACCAGAGATTTCTTTGGTTGGGACATAAGCACCTACCACATCATACACATGATTAGTTACAAGCAAAGGAACATTTGCCTTGGCTAACTTAAGAGACAGGACGCGAAATGTACCACGCAACAGTTGTGCCTTAGTCATGTCTCGCTTATTTTCACCGCTTGCGGTATCGGCGAGTTCTTTCTCGGAAGACAGCATACCTAAAGAATCAAGCACCATCATCATCGGCGGTTGATCATTGCTTTCTAGATATTTGTCGAGAGACTTTACTGCTTCTGTCCGAAACTCTTCGATAGACTGTGGCTCGACAATCAATACTTTCTTGGTGTTGATACCACGATCTTCCATCATCTTTTTAGTGACTGCCGCTTCGGTGTCAAAGTAAATAACCACACCATCGTCTGGGTTTTTATCGAGAAACGCTTTGAGCACACCTAATACAAAAAAGTAAAGCGAACCACTTAGCACGGCATTCATAACATAAGAACCTGTGTCGATAGAACCAGAAAACTCCGAACTATTGCCACCATCGTCAAGAATGTTTGCGTTGGTAAACTCTTTGCTCAAATCATTCAAAAAACTCACGATGTATATACCTCATCCATCTTATCACGGAACTGCTCAATCTTGGCGAGACGATCTTTGCCGTTCCACCGAATGTAATCTTTATCAGGGTTTGCCGCTAGGTTGTTAAGTAGCGGAAGAACCATATTATATAAAGTATCGCATTTTTCTTTATATTTGTCAACCTCTGATGCAGTTGACTCTGCTGTTGATTTGACTTCCTTAACAATGTCAAGTTCGTCCTCGTCCACCATAGTGAACCCGAAATCAAAATCAGACATTTCTTACTCCAAACTTAATATGCTTGTACCACAGTCGTTCGTGTGCATAGTATAGAACAAACTTGATAATCAAATCTGCAACGAACACTGCTCCTACTGCCTTTGGGGGCAATCCAAAGTACCATGCTATTGCGGCAGTAGTAATAGATGCGATGATTCGCCATGTCACTGCCTTTGCCAAATGCCTACTCTTAGTAACTTCACTCATCCAAAGAAACTCTCTAATGTTGATCTCTTTTCACTTTCCCATCCAATCGCATTGAGAATCGCGCTGATAGGTTCAAGGAATGCTTTATCAAATTGCTTATCGTAATCGATATAATCGTTTAGTCCGAACTCTTTCGGTAGGGAAGACATAATGCTAAGAACATTTTGCCGAACAGGATTTGGAGTTCTGAGATAACAGAATTTGACTTTCTCACCGTCTTTGATTGACTCATAACGCTTCTCCAACTTATGTTTTTTCAGTAGATGATTGTAGAGTAGACTGCCTCTCACATGAATCGGAGTGCTTTTCATAAACTCCAACTCTTTACTATTGGTCTGGTATTTAGTTAGATCAGTCACTCCACGAGGGAATGCAACATCCTCAAAGTGAAGTTTCTTGAACTCATCACGAAAGTCTGCAATGTACTTTTGCACTGTCGTTTCGTCAGAACTCATGATCAACTTGACTGCTGACTTGAGTGCCTCACGACATGACGCAGGTGTCGAGGATTTGACAATCTCCAATCCCATCACTTTGAGTTTAGGTTCAGAGTATCGTACACCCTCGTTGTCATACACATTGAGCGCATAACGCTTCTTAGCAGTCCAGATACCCTTGTCAGCGATTGCTTCTCGCTTCATGAACATCTTCTGCTCATAGGCGTTCATTAGATCAGCAAGGTTTTGATAACTCTGATCAATAAACGGTTCAATCTTCTTTTGAGCAACATCGTCCAAGAACTTGACCACCCTGTCAGTATCAAGGTCTTGTACTCCATCTCCCTTCGCAAACACTTGCTCAACCAATCGGTCAAAAGTGATGTACAGCGAATCTGTATCTGAAGCAATGACATAATCTTCATCCTCTGTCTTCAGCAGTTTATTGAGGTACTCATTTATTCGTGCTTCGATCCACCGAATGGACAACTGCCCACTCAGTGTAATCGACTCTGCCATACGCACATCAAAGAAACGAAAGTATTGATTGCCCAATGCACCATACGCAGAGTTCAACTGAACCTTCTTTGCAAGTTGAAGGTTCTTATACTTACTTATGTCCTTCTCTAACTGCTTCTTGCGTTGGAGGAGTTCTTGTTTTGTCAAATGACGATACCCGATGTTGCTTCATAGTATGCTTTTTCGATGTCTTCATTCACTGGTGTCACAAACACATACTGAGAGAATGTCACCTCGTCTGGATTAGACTTACCTGTTACACAAATGCCTTGTGCGAATCCCATGCCTTGTTGATTCTGTACAAGCATGCGTGGATCGTCAAGAGTGATAGACCCATCTCCGCTTGTGTTGTACTTACCTACAAACTCACCTGCCATCGATACGACAGCAACTACATCACCTTTCTTCATGCCAACTCCTTCAGTTGTCTGTTTACTTCTTCAAGTTCTTTCTGTGCTTCAATCATTTTTTGTTTGTAGAGCACTCGTTCATTATACATCATTTCCATCATCTCTGGCAAGAACCCTTGCCTACTTTTATCATAGACGAAACCGTTTGCTGTAATACAACCTTCGGTCAGATTTGCCCAGTCAGGTATATTCTTGATAGACTCTCCACTGTCAGCGACGATTGTATCGACATCAACTTCTGGGAAATGCTCCCCAGTGAATGTGTCTGGACTGATGTTGTACTGCATAATCAAATGAGGATACAGCGAGTTCAAATCGAAACTCATGACCCATTTATGCAACCCCGTCTTAGGGTCTTTGACATAAGCACCCTCGTACTTAGAATCCTTTCCTTGGAAATCCTTGGGAGGAATCACAATCTTTCGTTCAAGCAGATAGTTGTGAATTAGCGTGTCCCACATGCGTACTTGTGTGAAGACATCACCATAGTTCACTTGGGCATCGTAAGCAATCGTCAGTGCTTGTTCGATGAGACGCATCTTGTCTTCAAGTTTGTCCACCAACTCAACGTCCTTGATGTTATAGTCGATGAACTTCTGATAGTCCAGTTTGTATAACTGATGGAGCGTCTCCATCTCAGAGTAATCAAGTTTCTTCTCACCCAACTCAACGTGTGCGATGTGATCAAGTCGATACGACTCTTGCTGAGAGTAAGTGAACTTCTTGTAGAGTTGTAGGTAATCAAGCACTGCCAAACCGACGAGTGTGTACTCCTTCGTCTCCTTACCAAAGTTGCCCTTGAAGGTGCGCTCTTGAATCCACTTCGCAGGACTCAATCGTCTCGCATCTTTTTCACCAATCAGTTTTGTGATACGGTTGATCAGATAAGGTATATCGAATCCATCCACGTTCCAACCCGTAACGATGTCTGCATCGATGCGCTCCCAAAACTCAAGAAACACATCTAGTAATCGTCGTTCTCCACGGCAGTCCACGTAACGTACATCAGAGCGAGTATTGTTATACTCACCGACACCAAAAACAAAATATTTGCCGTTGACTGATACCGTAATTGCAGTAACTGGTTGGTTCGCAAGTTCTGGATCAGGGAAACCTTCCTCACTACCAACCTCGATGTCGATGTTCGCGACTTTCACTACATCTGGATCAAAGTCCTTACCGTAGTGTTCGTTGAGACATGCGTAAGACCAGTTGGTTGTGCCGTAGATTTTGAAGTTGTCCACATCTTCGTAGCGAGAAACAAAGTCTCGTGCCTCTTTTATGCTTCCCAACTCCATCGGTTCAACAGGTTCTCCAAGCACCGTCTGCCAAGTCGTAGACCGACGAGATGGTACATAGAGTGTTGGTGAATAATCAATACGATCAACCACGCGACGACCATTGTCGTAACCGCGAATGAAAACCGTGTTGCCCTTAGAATAAAAGTTTGTGTAAAATTTCATCCTGTAATTGTATCATAGATTTCTTTCCAATTCAACACACGAGCCACACCTTCGTTGAGTGTTTCATCTTCGTTGTGTGCGTGGTTCATCAGAATCGCAGTGAGTCCCACCGTGTCACCAAGGTTAGCATTCTCTGGTTTGTCTTCCACCCAATAACATTCGGTGTCACGATACTCTTCCAATGCTTCGTCTTTATCAGCACCAGTGTCGAGGTAAACATACTTCTCAAACACAGTCTCACCGAACAACTCGCGGAGGTTCTTTGTCCGTAAGTGTTGAGCGTACTGATCGTTACTCAGACTGGTAATCGCATGAAAGATGTAACCATGATCCTCATGCAACTTCTTCACATACTTAATTGCATCACGTAGTGGAGGCAACTTCCGAATCTGTGCGCTTTCGTTGAACATCCGAACCAAACGCTTTGCTTCTGGTTTTGCCATCGCATACCGTTCGTGAATCTTGTACATGTCGAAACCGTCTTGGCACATCTCGTAACCATGACGGGTCATCCAACCATGAAAAGCATACTCCCAGTCAAGGAGTACGCCATCACAGTCTACGAGGATTGTTTTTTCTTTTGTAGCGTAGGTCAAATATTTTCTCCTACTTTCCGAATTTCTCGACAAAGACGAATTATCTCAATCATCTGCGCCACGAGAAAACCGCATGCAAATGCGGCAATCACAGTATTCAAATCATACATAATGTAATCTCCTATCAAAGGTAGTTTGCGCCAGTCCACTGGACGCGGAGGTTGTCGAGGTCAAAGATGTTGCCTCGTGCTTTGTTTCGTGCAGGGGCATTGTAACCTGCCGCCATCAGAATGTCACCGTAGTTGAACTTCTTGTCGTCCTCGGTATTGACAACGAAACCCCAAACTGCTCCGCCTTGGAAAAGACGAATGTATTTGTTACCGACTTTGTAGTCAACCGCTGCCTCAAACTCTTCCATCATGCGGAGATTAGTCTCGGTCAACTCACCTTTTGCACAACGGTTAGTCCAATCGTTGTAGTCAGCAACAATGCGGTTCATCAGGTTTTTAATTGCTTCATTCATGTTGTTTACCTCTCTCTCAATCACGAGTTAATTATCTATTGAAGAGAGAGGCTTGTCAACACTTTATAAAAAAATATTTTTGCTTATTTTTTCTTAGGTTTATCAGTGTCTTGAGGTTTTTTATTAAAAATCTTGTCGAAATTCTCACCATACTTTTGATGATCAAATCCAGATCGAGGAGCATCTCCTTTGCCCCCATGCCACTTATTGCTCATCTTGAACTTTTTCCACTGTGATTTCTCCTTCGATAAAAACTGTTAGATCATCTTGATCATAACCTAAAGTTTCTTCTAGATAACTACTCCAATCTTCTGAATAGCCTTCTTTGATTTCTTCTTTCTGTTCTTCCGTGAAGTCACCGTAAAAATGCAATTCAGTATAATATCCATCCCAAGTGCTATCGAGTTCCCAATCTTCATAGTCTTCAAATTCTATTCCGTCTTGACCATTTACTGGTTCATCTTCACCTTCATTGAGATGGATAGTATACGTCCCCGACCTCCAACAAGTTTCAATATCAATTCTATTTTTGGTTTCGGGGTGTATCCAATGTTCAATTTCAAACACGCTTTTCTTTAAAGCATTACTAATAACATAATCTGCCATAATAAATTACCTCTTTTAGGCGTTGATGCCTTCTGAGTAGACAGTCTTACCGTCAATACGAGATGCTGTCAGAATAGACTTACGGTTTTCACCATCTGCTTTATAGGATACATGAACCCAACCAGAGTCTGGAATACCCGGTGTATAAAACTCAAGAATCAACTGATCAAAGTCGAGATTGTCACGAATCCATTCAGCAAGTTCAGCATTTGCTACTCCCGGCACTTCGATGTCTGCCGCTTCTCCTTTACAGTGTTGGGAAGTGCTACTTCCACCAACAGCATCGTTAAGAGCAGGACTACGATACCCGGAATTGAGAACAGTAGGACCGAAATGGTCACGAACTGGTTGAACCACATTTTCAAAAAGTGCGATTGCCGCATCCATGTGTTCTCCCTGTGGAGTGTTGTCGATGCCTTTACGTTCCGCAGTTTGCGATTTAGTAAACTCTGCGAGACTAAAATTCTTAGATAGTTTCATGTTTTCTCCTTGTTAAGACGAGGGACATAATGTCCTCATTATTTATTAGGCTATTAATGTTGACACACCTGCAATAAAAAGCAGTAGTGCCCATAGACCAAGTGCGGAAACATAACGTCTCCATGGGGTATCAAAGTACAACTTACCGATTGCCATACACTTATGCATTGGTGATACTAGGTAACCAATGAAGTCGAGTGCAAAGAACCAGACAAAGTATTCAACACCATACACCAAAGTTAGAATCGTGGTGATTGCCGCAAAGCGACCACTTGATCCAAATAAGAATGCCGCGCCAAGCGAGAGCGCACTGATTGTAATAAAACCAACCATAGTATTGATGTCCAGTGCGGTATTCTCAAAGAACGCATTGACATCATCAGTGTACTGCCTTGTAATGTTTGCCATGATAATAATCACTGCCACCCAAGCAATCAACTTGAAATCGACATACGAAAGAAGTTTCTTTACGTCCCATGTCATGGTCAGTGTCATGTAGTAGAGTACCAATACACCAAACACAATCGCAGGGTGAACTCCAACAATCGCAGTTGCAATCGCAATCAGAAAAGGAAACACGTTCCGAATGATTTGCGAGATTTTAAAGTGCCCTTTCGGTGTGTTGAGTTGAATGTCATCTTCGTTTACTGCATAAGCAATGTAAGCAAAGACTAATCCAAGCGACACAATCAAGAGGGGTAGTAGTTCAAAGATTATTGCACCATAAGACAGTCCAAGTGCTGCCATTGGAATGAGAATAGTTTTCTCAAGTGGTGACCACACATAGTAGTGGTGTGTTGATAGGTAATCAATGATACCGAACTTTTCGCGCCCCTTTTCTCCTTTAGGCGGTGCTAATGTGTCTAGCATACCTGCGGATACGGTGACGCGACCACTGATGGGAAGGATACCTGTAAATGCACTCATCAATGCGACGATTACTCGTTTTGATTTAAACACTTTCTGAATGTAGGCATACGCACTAGCAAACAGATTGTGCTCTTTAATCAGACCTGCAACCATCATGATAAACGCAATAAACAAAAGGTATTCTTGCCCCTTGTACAGCAAGATTAAGTTTTCCAAGGTTGTTCTCCTTTAGTTTATTTGCGGTTGTTATACCACTCAAAGTATGATGGATCATTAATGTCCATCGAGGTTTTGAAAACCACAGAGGTTCTCAGTTCATAGCATTCACGACTCACTGGCATTGCCTTATGAGGTATGGATGCTTTGAATAGGATCATTCGATTAAACTTGTAAGAGGCATATTTGATAATGTCATCTCTCTCATAGTTGTAAAATGCTGTGCCACCGTCCCAATCAATGTTCCAATCTATGCATGGATAGTACAGTGCTGTTACGCTACCATCATCCGAATGCATTGAACCATCAAGTCCATAGGTGTGAGAGTTTGAGTAATAGCGATCCATCGTGTGTTTCACGCCAAACAGTTCTTGTATTTTAGGTTCTGTGTAATCCCACAACGTGCGTATCTCAGGTGCGAGAGAATCGATGTATTGTTGAGTATCGTACATGTTTTGCAAGTCAAGTCCTACTGAGCGATGCCAGTTCCACTTCTGTTCTTGCTTTGGATCGAGTCCCCGATTCCACCCATTAGACCATTGAGTGTTTTCAAAGAACTTAGAATGAAAAAGATTTGCTTCTGCTTCAGGTAGGAAGTCGTCTAAGACGAATATTTCATAATCCATATTTCACCATTAGAAAGGGGGTTATTCACCCCCTTATTTATTTACTTGATTGAGATTTGCTTACGCTGTGACTCAGGGATAAGTCGCTCTAAAGTGATTCGGAGTAAACCGTTAATCATCTCTGCGTTCTGGACCTCAACTGAGTCGTTGAGTGTGAACATGCGTGTAAATGGACGTAGTGCCAACCCCTGATACAAGGTGTCAACATCCGCATCATCATTCTCTGCATTGCCTTTGACGACCAGTTTATCGCCTTCCGTTTCGATAGTAATATCGGACTTACCGAATCCTGCGACTGCCATTTCGATGACATATTCGTTCTCCGCAGTTTTCTTAATATTAAACGGTGGGTAGTTAGGAATGTTCTTTGCCATTGTATCGTGGAACTCTGCAACTTGATTGAACATCTTGTCGTATCCAACAAAGAACTTGTCGAGGTCTTTAGAAAACAACGGATTGGGGAATGTTAAGTTAGTCATAGTATTGCTCCTTATTAAGCGAGTTTTTAAAGTAAGCACATCCTTTTGGCATGTGCCTCTTTATTTATATCACAAACCTAGTACTGATGTCAAGTCTGGTTGAAAATAATTTGGACCTTTCATGATCTTACCGTCTTCGCGGTATATCGGTTTGTCGTCCTCTCCCAACTTAGACATGTTCGATGCTTGGACTTCTTCAAAGCATTTGTCGAGATTAATGCCAAAAGCATGACCTGCCCCATAGGTAACATATAAGATATCTGTGAGTGCATCTGCAACCTCCACAATATCGGCATTGCCGACTGCTTCTCGTAACTCCTCCAGTTCCTCTTGGATGAGTTCCAACCTTAGTGCTATTGTCTCGTTGTCAGGAAACTCAGGTTTCGTCTTGACTTCTTGACCGAACTTCTCCATGAAGTCCCCTACCATTTCAAAATTACTATACATTATTATTCCCCAAATATAGAGAGTTTTCCTAACGTAACGTTTAAGACTATTCTTTCTTTTAAAGTTGGTGGCGACACACCGTGCTGTATTGCACCATTAAAAACTAATACTCTTCCTTTTACGGGAGACACCGATTTAATTATATTGTTCTGATCATCATACAAAATGGTGTCGCCATCGGAGTCATTTAAATAAAAAATCAAAACAATATGATCATACGGATGGTCATTATGTTTCGGGTACTCACTATCTACTGAAGGATGGGTATAGTTTATTGATGATCTACACACAAGATCGAAATCGATGTTATGTTCAAAACAAAACTTATAAGCTATTTTAATTACAAGGTGATAATACTTTGAATTTGGGTTAGCGACACCATTAGTATCTTCTATTCGAGCTTGAAGTTGATGTGCTAGTGACTTTATTCCCGGTATGACAGTTGGCGCAACATGATACATAAACCCGTCAGCCTTAACTATCTCACACAGTTCATCTAAGTCACTATTTTTCCAATCATCATATATTTGATACATAAAGTAATTCCTATCACGGTATTAATATCTGACAATGTGCTCTCAAAGTAATAGTTAACATAGTCATCTATTTTTTGTTTCCAATATTATATTTTGCAACCAAATTCCATTCGTTTTTTTCACGATGAGGCAAAACTTTAATTTGCGACAAAGGTGCTATAGGATCAGCACTCCTCAATGGGTTCACCAGTTCAACCAACCCCCACTCTGCGAGAAGATTTGCAATCGTATTTCTTCGTGCTTGGTCACTCATGTCAAAGTTGCTTGGTTTACCGTCTAATGCAAAAAGTTCCTTAAAGTGAATAATGTAGTATCGTCCTTGTTTATGAAGGATATGACACGATTGATAGATTGTTTTATCTTTACGAGATGCTACACCTATTCGTGTTAGCGTCTCTCGTATTTTAAGGAAATCATCATCGTTTTTGATGCGAATCTCGATAAGAGAGTCAAGCATTTCTTCCGCCCTTTTGAATTTTTATTTTTATTTGTTCAATTTGATCATTAGTTAAAACGGTGAGTGCTTGCAATGCTTTAGAGTCACCATAACCAAAGTATTCTTTGATTGCGGCAAGGTCACCATGATCTTCTTTCTTAACCCATTTCGCATAGCGTTTTTTGGGTCTTACTGTATTTAGTAAAAACTCGTATTGAAGTTTTTTGTCTAAATCGTATCGGATGTTGACCTCATTAGCGAGTCTAACTGTATCAGAATAGTAAGATAGATCACGGTTTACAAAAAAAGGGCTGTAATCCTTTTCTGCGAGAGCATCATTTTCGGTGTTCCGCATTAAGTTTTGTTTATAGTATTTTATAGAATCGCTATAGACATACTTTCTTTTAACGCTCTGTTTACCCATTCCACTCCACCTCTACCATAAGTTCAGTCAACATTGCCATCATGTTAATTTCTTGGTCTGCGGCAAAAGCGGATTTGTATTGGTAATCAGCAAGGGTTACTACTATCTGTGGAATAGATTGTGGTTTGGCATATTCGCTCATCGTGTCATACAACTTACGAAATATTGGAGTGATATCTCCGTCAACGTTTTGTGCTACCCACTTCCGTACAGTGCTGAACTCTTTATTTCTAAGCCCATCAATAAGGTTTTTGAGGTTAACATCTTCAAAGTTGACAAGGATGCCTGCATCAATTTTTCCAGTGACAGAGTATCGTTGTAGTTCGTTGAGTACACGACGATTGTCAGGAAAGAACTTCTTGACGACTTCTACTACTACCTTATTATCATACTCGATGTTTTCAAGTTCTAAAATCTCTTTGCATCTCTTATAGAAATCTGATGCCATTCTAGTACGTTCTTCTTTTGGAAGTTTGAACTCAATGACAGAACAACGAGAATGCAATGGTGTAATAATCTTATTGACAAAGTTACATGTCAAAATGAATCCACAGTTCTTAGAATACTCTTCCATGAAACTACGTAACGCAGGCTGAACCGTTTCAGCATTCAGATAGTCTGCCTCATCAAGAATCACATACTTGCGC